TCATCAATACTCCTTACATCATTTTTTATGTTTATAAGTTGATTTTCTGTTTCATCAACTTCACCACTCAAACAAGAGTTCCAATATACCGGGTTAGAAGAACCTTGAAAAGTAACACAATTACCAGCTTCATTTCTTATTATCTTTATAGCCATTTTTATCTTATTACGGTTATTAATATACCTATTGGTTCAATTATTACTCTATTGTCAGACTTAATAGCCGGTAAAGCTAAAGCGTTAACATCTTCGTTAGAAGTTATCCAAGCACTAATTTCTACCCTATTTAAATATGTATTCCCAACAGTACCACCACCGTAAAAAATAGGTTGCGCAGTTAAAGGAAATGTAAAAGTTATATCATCATTATCATTTCTGTTAGAATACCATATAGCTGGCTCTATTGTTGTGTTTGCAATTTGAGGAATTGCATTGAAATCAAATCTAACTCGTATTTGATCCCCGTAAACTAAATCGTTTAGTTTTATTCTACCAGTTGAACCTTCAAAACCTGTATTCCCATTAGATGGGTAATTATCATTAAATACATAATCATAATCCATTAAGGTAGAAACGCCATCCGGTAAGTTAGCCCCTTGAAATAATCCTATACCCGTTATTCCACTCGGTGTTGGTATTGTCCAGTAAGGGTTATCATTTAATAAGTGTTTAGCGTAGTTAAAGGAAAAAACTTTATATCTTTCAGCATCAACATCATCTTGTGTATAGCTTACACTTTCATTAACAAAAGCTGAAGTTCTAGAATATCCCGATTGTCCTTCTTTTGATTTACTATCATAATCTTGAACAATATTCTCAAGTAATGTCCCAACTCTAACAGCTGTATTTGCTCCTATTGTTGTTTCGTTTTTTATTTGTTGTGCATCTGTAAGTAAACTCATTATATTTTAATTAAATGTATTGTCAAATGTAAGGTCAAAAATACCACCTAAAATTGGTTCAATCTCGTTTACAGTGTTAATTTTTTTTTTTACTGCTATTATCTCAATTGTATCATCTCTAAAATCTACATTAAAAGGTTGATTCTTTATAATATATTTTGCCCCTCTATATTTTATAAATTGGTTAATACTATTGTATGTTAAATCGTTTCTTTTACGTAATTTTATTTTAATCGTATTGGTTGCGCTTGTTATACCTATGTCAGTACTCCTATTAGTATCGTTTAACGTTATTATCTCAGCCCATGACCTAGCAATTAAAGTTTCTGCAACAGTATTACCGCCAAAACCATCAGATACATTTGATGTTTGCCAAATTTCAATTCTTTTTGATAATTTTCTAGACCTCATTAAATAAAGAATCTTTTGTAATTACTTAATACCATTTTAGACAATTCCGATAAATCAGATTTAATACTTTTACCTGTTTCCGGTGAATAGTACATTAAATCAATCATTTCATAAGCCACCTCTATTAAATCATTCGGAACGTCTAAAGGATCCGTATAACCAACGTTTAACGTTACTTTTAAATCGTCATTTGATTCAGTTGTATAAGTTGTATAAACAGCCTTTTCAACACTTGTCGCAGTCGTTGGAGTAGTTAAACTATTAATAGGAAAATCATAAACATTTACAGAACAATTTTCTACAACGTAGCTTTTAGACCTTGCGAAAAATATATAATTTGTTATTCTTTCAATTTGAGATAAAGACGCCTTAATCATTCTAGTAATTTGAGCGTCATCTTCTGTTAAAGTGTCGTCAATTCTAAGGTATGTTTTAGCATCTGCTAACGTTATAATATCTAAATATGCCATTACTTTTTCTTAATCGTTCTTTTGCGCTCTTTTGTCGCTTTCTTTATTTCTTCAGCGTAACCAGTTAGAATTAGTTTAGCGTTTGTTTCTTTTCCGAAATCAACAGTTTCACCAACTTGAAAAACTTTATCTTCTTTTAGTCTGTGAACGCTCTTTATTAACTTTATCATTATAAATTAAATTTATAGGTTAAATACTCTATTATCTCTTCATTTTGTACCACTGTTATAAGTTGACCACCTATAAACAGATTTATTGTTTTAATATCATCTTCTTCAATGTCCGGCATGTAGAAAGCAACTATTTTTGCTTTGTCGATATAAATATCTCTCCATGACCCTAGTTCTGATTCCTCATCTTGTACTAAAAATAATAACCTCATAATGTTTTTTTTTCAAATATACAAAAAAAAAGCCTACTAAATTAATAGTAGGCTCTTTAATATTGAATTTATTAAACTCTATACAGTTGTAAAGGCACCGTATATCAATGCAGATGGCTGTTCAACAGCTAAAGCAACTTGTGCTTCAATTCTAGCAGTGATTTCGTTCTTCACAAAGTTAGAACCTTCAGTTTCTGAGAAATCTAAAGATAATCCTTCAGTAACTACTTTCTTAACTCTTGACCAGTCTCCAACATAGTATTTGTTAGCAGCTACCCAAGTCGCTTTATAAACAGGAATTCCGGAAATTCTTAAAACTCCACCTTCAAAAGTAACAACTCCAGGTAAACCGTATCCAGCTCCTGTTGATTTTTCTGTTACCATGATGTTCCAATAGTCAGCTGGAGAAACAACAACACCGTTTACACTGTGGTTGATTCCTTCTAAAACTGCGATGTTAGAAATTAATCTTTCGATATTGTTTCCGCTTGTGATAGTTGATGCAGTTGCAGCACCCGCTAAAACAGTATTAAAAGCAGCGTTCTCAGCGATTAAGTAATCTCGTCTTAATTCAGTTGGTAAAGAACTTTCCAAGAATGGTAAGTTGTTCGCCATTTTCTTTGAGTATCTTGCAAAACCAGCAATGAAGTCAGTATTTACGTCTACCATTGTGTAATCGTAATCAATCTGAGATTTAGATGAACCTTCTGTCTGTGCAGAAATAGATCCTTCACCTTTTGCAACTTGTACAAAAGTATAAGTACCCCCACTAATTGTTACGTTACCACCTAAGTCAGAAACGTTTAACGCTTGACCTGGTGCAGAAACAACGTCATAGTTGTAATCTCTTGGCTGGTCTCCAGTTAAAGACGCTCCCAATGTCATGTCTCCAACAGCTTTAACTTGTACTGCTTGACCTTTTCTTACTGCTTTGATTGAATCAAAGTTTTCGTTGATTGCGCTTTTTATTGCGTCTCCTTTTACCATTTCTTTTTGTGCTTTTTCTTGAAGTTTAACATCTAATTTATCTGCATGGTTTTGCATTTCTTTTAGTTGTGCTTCAAAAGATTCTTTTACTTCTTTTATTTGGTTATTAATAACCTCGTTATTCTTTACTTCGAATGCTTCAATAGCACTCTTTACTTCTTCATGAGACTTACCTTCTAATTTCAAGGTTAACGCCTCTAATTGTTCTTTTAATTCCATTTATAAGGATTTTAAAAATTCGTTAATTACTTCTTTACTATTATCAATTATTATCGGCTCTTCAACTATTAAGTCAGTGACAGAATCGGCTGCTTTAGTCTCAAGTGATTTTTTTCCTAATTCATAGCTTTGAACTTGTAACTGTTTCAATGCTATTTCTAACAATCCAAACGTTTCATCTGTAAAAGTTCCGTTTCTGAATGCTTTTAAGATTAATTTATATTGATCGTTTACTTCTTTTATCGTAAGTGATTTAAACCCTGTAAAAGGTGTGTTATTATTTGCACCTAAAGTAACATTTGAACCCTCGTACAATTTTAACTCTGTCAATAGGTTTGTATTTGGCTCGTTTCCTTTTTCTGATTTCATTACTTGAAATCCAATAGAATGCTCCTTAACAATACCAGCTTCATATAGTTTTAAAGCATCAGAACTGTATGACGTATCGATTAATGGCTCAGATTCAAAGTATAAACCAAAATTGTCTTCTTTCAACATTGAGAATTTACCATGTGGTTGCTTCCAGTTGTGCTGATTTAAAAAGAAAATATTATCTTTTCGTTCTGTTAATGTTTTAGTAAATGCGCCTTTTGATATTATATCATTATCAAAGTCTTTATTGCCAAAAGCTGACAAATACCCTGTAACAATTCTTTTTTTAGTATCGACGTCTTTAATTAATCCGCCGAACTCTTTTTGTAATATTGGTTTGCTCATAATTGTACAAATATAAAATAAATTTATTTAATAAGTATTTATTATAGTTTTTTTTTATAGTATCAATTTATTATATTTATTATTCGTAATTTAGCAAGTATGAAACAAAAAAGATTTAAGAAACTTCTATTGATAAACTTTTTATCAAAACATCCCGATTTAGACCAATCAAAAACTTACGTTCTACCTATTAGAAATGAAGATTTAACAGATTTAGATAATATCTATACAACTTATTACGTAAGTTATACAGATAAATGGATAATAAACGATTAGTAATTAAACCCTTATTATATTTTTTCAAATACTATGTCATTATCTTGTTCCGGTAATGGTTTGCTGTGGTCGTTTTCGCCTGAAATAATTATACTAGGTATTCCGTTAGGAAACGCCTTACAGCCTTTTATGTCTAAATTTAAACATTTAAAACACTTTAAGTTATTTGATGGTGTCATTTTTTAAAATATTTATCTATTAAATTGCCTACTCTAGTAGCATATTTACTTGGTGAATCACTTAATTTATATTGTAAAAATGATTCTGCCATAAATTCATCTAGGTTAGTTTTTGCGTATTCACTTATATAGTCCTTATCTGTTGTTAATCTTATACCGGAATTTTTATAGTCTTTATTTATTTTTAATAACTCTTTTCTGAAATCCCACCATTCTTTAGATTGATTTATTTTTCTACTGTGTGCGCCAAACATGTGCGCAAATTCGTGCGTTGTTGTTGCAATATCATAATCTTTTAAATTTATATTAGGAGAAAAACCATTTGCAACCGCATCCCTATACCCATTAACAAGTCTTTTTTCTTTTTCATATGAAAAGGAATTATAGCCTAAATAATAATCATTGTTTGGCGGGATTCTACTCACTTTTGCCAGTGTGCCTCTTTTAGTGTATGTTTCTATACCATAAAATCCATTTATTCGATATTCTTTTGTTAATTTTTCTAACTGTTTTATTTGTTTATTAACTAAATTTATATCCATTCCGGAAAAATCAGCTTTAAATGTTTTACTATTATTAAATTGTTTAAAATAATTATTTGACCATTGTTCAGCTTCTTTTAAAGTTTTAACACCTGGAAAAACATTATACGGAATATTATCAATAACAGAATTTTTATCTTCAACCCTCATTATATTTCCGTTTGCATCACGTCTAACAACTTGAGCAACCGAACACCTACAATTAATAACATTCCCAGCACTTCCTTTTGGATCTCCTGGAAACATTAATTTTTCTCCACTTACTTCAAATGGTTTGTCTAAAGCAACTTTCACTTGGTTCATGTGGTAATGGTCAAAATGACTTTCCGGCTCCCTTCTAGTCCTAGCATCTAAAGCTGAAACCCAAACTTTATCCATAAGAACACCACTAACTGAAGAGGATACAGTGGCAGCGTAGTTTGATGCCGCTGTCGTTTCTGTGCGTGCTATCCTTAACGCTTGCCATCTGTAAAAGTTTCTACTCTTTACTAATTTAGTCATGTCAGTTGAAATCATTGACATGGTTTTACCCTCTTCTATTCCCTTTGTCATTATCTGAGTAAGATATTGAATATAAGACTGTCTAACTGTTGTAATTCTGCTCCCTTCGTTAGTTGCTAGGAAATTTATTAGAGTTCTTTGAAACTCATTTAAAAAACCATCAATAGTAAAATTCTTTTCGTTTATCTGTTTATTAATTTGTACACCAACTCGTTTACCGTGTTTAGTACCAATCTCAGAATATACTTTAACGTAAGAATCAAATATCTTTTCCTTAGAAACATGCGTCTGTAAATACGCTTTATAAGTTCCAGCACTCATGCGCTCGAATGGTATATCTTTGGCAATCTCTTTAAAAGTACGTTGAAATATTATTCTCGCTGTACGTTCATAATTATTATGCCATCTTAGCCATTGTTTTCTGTATTGTCTAATCATATAGGCGAACCGTCAACATTTGGAAAATCGTCTAGAGCCTGGTCCAATGTTAATATATCAGCATTTACTGTAATTTCGTTCATTGAACTATCTTCAGACATTGGTAAATTCATAAATACCCGACCTTCATTTCTACTAATTAAACCTGTTTCAATTGATGGCTTAACCCATGCAACCATTTCAGCCATGTCCTCTTGCATTTCCGGTAATTCACTATATTCAAAAGATAAACAAGTTCCTTTATAGTTTTTAAATAATGGTAGTATATCACTATTAAAAGCAGAAGCCAACAACTCTAAATCCGGTATTATATTATCTATTACAACTTGTTTTCTGAACTGTTTAACATTGTCATATTTAGCACCGGAATCGTTATTTAGTAATTTATCACTCCAGCCTAAAGCATTACAAATTTGCTTTTGGTCAAAGTTTAAGTAATCAAATAACTTTAATTCATCAGTCGTAAGTGATAACCTTGTAAAACCTATTT